TAACCTGTAAATATACTTCATTCTTTTTTGATATAATCAAATGAGACATAACTCATAGGTTCACCTACAAGTATTTAGTTCGTGTTGTCAAACTGATGTTCTAGGATAACTCTATAAAAATTATCTCTCATTGCGATTAAGTTCATTTGTTCTTCTGGTTCTCCCCCAGACCATTTTTGAACTGCTTGTCCGAGACCATTATGTATGATACGAATAGATTGAATATTCATTTCGATATTATAATAGTTTTCTTCCATTAGTTAAAACCTGCTTGAAATTTGTGCCAATCGATTGAGTTTTTAATTTGAAAAGTTCTATTCGAAACTGTCTTGATAATTTCCTCCAAGAACTTGAGCATCACATCATAATAACGAACTTTAAGGTCAATAGTATTTAACTTCTCATCAGCATCCATATACCTCTGTAGTGCCTCTTTATCTCTAACCTTATACGGAAATGGTTCTTCGGCATAAACCTCTGTTGTTGCCTTTCCTGTGTAGTAATTATATCTTTCTAATCTTACACGTTTATAATTTCCTCTTGCCTTCTCTCTCAAAAGAGTAATGGTATTATATAAAGTGTAATATTTTGAATGAAGTTGTGGAATTTTTAATGATTCATCATGTAAATTATCGGGGTCGATTTGGGAATCTTTTTCCCACATCTCCTGAATTTGATCAAGGTTCATAAGGGTGTTCTACCGTCAGCAGCAAATACTTCGTATATAGTATACTTGAATGTTACCGATGCTGTAAAGTATCTTATATCAGGTTCTCCAGCTTCAAAGTCTAATGATGTTAATGATACGGGATATAAGTCTCTGAATCTGACAATAGCAACAGTATTATAATTGCTGTTTAAAATAGATAAACTACCATCAGTATATTGTTCTTTATAATCTTTTACACCATCATCATTCGTAATTAAATTTTTAAACTGTTGTGGTGACTCTGGAAATCCGAGACCAGTCAACCAGTTATGAATTATCATGTAATTTTCAAGATTCTCATCAACCATGAATCTTAACGCAAAATCATCATAAGTTAAAATATCTCCTGGAACATCTAACTTTTTCAAAAGTGTTGGTTGAATAGCATTTCCAAGTTTAATTTCAGGAATTCTTGCAGAATTAGAAAAGAAAGAAACTTTTTGGTAATTTGCTAATGTAAAATTAAACCCAACAGGTGATAGAAAGTTTCTATTGTTTGGAAAATTGCTGGACATTTTTATTTGTATTTAGATAAAAAAAGAGACCCTTTTGGGGTCTCTGTGAAAAATATGTGAACCTTAGATCACATAAGGTTTTGAACACGGACTCTTCTGTAGTAACGGTTTGCACCGGCCTTGATACGTCCAAGACCCTGGTTACCAACGTCACCTTCTGCGAATGGATTGGATACCATTCCGTAACGAGTCTTAAATCCGATTTTAGGTTGGAAGGTGTTCTCTCCAACTGCACGAACCATCTGAAGAGGAACGTAAGGGCAGTAGAACAGACCTGCGTCATAAGGTGAAGAACCTTTATAACCAGCAACATAGTACTGATCACCAGAAACGTTTGCAGAATAAGGATCAATATAGACCTTATACTTACCAGCAAGTACACCTGCGAAGGTGTTACCAGTGTCATCAACATTCAGGTTTGCATTAAGTGCAGGGGTGTAATCAAGTACACCAGCCATTGTCAATGCGGAAGCAACGTCTGCGGAACACAGAATCATGTTGCCCTTTCCTCTACGAGTTTCTTGTGCGATTGCGTTTGCATCGCGCTCGATTTGGAAAATAAGACCCTTGAACTTCTCAACACTCCAACGTCCATTAGAATCAACGTCAAGGTCGAAAGTACCTTGAGTTGCAACGTTTGCCATCGCACCAGGTTTAGCAGCCTTGTAGATGGTTCTGATGACTTCTCTGTTGATTTCCGCAAGGATTTCAGTAGAGAGGATGTTGGCAAGTTCTGCCTCAGCATTCAAACCATGAATTGCCTTGAGGTCTTGTGCCAGTTCCAGAGAATACTCTGCTTTCAGAGCACGGGACTTAGCAGTAACGGTAACTTTCTCAATCGAGAATGCCATCTCGTTGAACTGATTACCGGCTCCATCTCCAAGATTCTCTGAATCACTGGTGGACATACCCTGTCCAACAGCATAATTGTTTCCAGAGTTAGGATTTAGGATACCTGGATTGTTACCATTCTGTGCGGTTGTTCCAAAACCGACACTTGATCCATCAGATGCTTGAGCAGTATAATTACCAGTGGTGGTATTATACCCATCATCCTGTCCGGAGAATGCAGAATCTGCTTCATCGAAAAGTGCTTCCGAACCAGATTGATTTTTGTAACGTGAACGCATTGCGAAGATCAGTCCAGTAGGACCGTTCATCGGCTGGACACCTGCGAGGTCATATGCGACCAAGTTAGGCATTGAACGTCTGATCAATGAGATCAGAACTGGGTCGAAACCTGCATTAGGACCAGCGGGTGCAGCTCCACCTTGATATCCGTCGTTACCAACAGACATAGTGGGATCTTCAGAAAGGAATTCTCTCTCCTCTCTGATCATTTTTTCTTGGTTCTCCAGAAGAACTGCGGTAACCATTCTCTTATGAGCATCATTGATGCCTCCGAGACCCTCATGGTTGAGGATAGGTGCCCACTTCTCCTGCAGAGCTTCAGCATTAAAAGCTTGCATTTGAATTTACCTTGTTAAAAATTTTAGTTTGATTTATAATTAAAAAATCACTTTTTAGAAACTCTAGTCAGAGTATCGAGATATGATTCCATTAATCCACTAACTTGTGGTTGAGTGGTTATATCAGAACCTTCAGAGATAGTTTCTGACTCATCTCTTTGAGAACCAGTTACTGGGAAATAAGATTCCTTCAGTGCTACCAGTTTCTCACGATATGTTTGCTCACTATCAAACTCAACATTTTCTGCAAGATTGGCTAGTCTATCCTTTTGTGAAAGTGCAAGACCTTCGGAGACATCGGAGAGGATTGCAACAGCAACCGACTCAGCTAATCTTTGATTAAGAGCAACATTAGATTTAATTTGCTCGTTGAGTTTATATTCCATTTCATCTAATTTTTCTACCATTGCGGCAGTTACATCATATTTATCTTCAGGGATTGTTACATAATGTTCTTCAAGGAGATTCCTGAATCCGATCAAGAATGATTCTGACATTTCAGCCTTGAGACCTTGCTCAACTGCGAGTTGATTTTCGGTCATCCATTCTTGAGAAACATACTCAAGATATGCATCAACTCTCTCAGTCAGTTCTTCTTTAATAAGAGTAACTTCTTCTTCGAGAGTTTGTTGATATCGTTCTACTATTTCTTCTTGGATTTCAGAAACTTTTGACTTGATAGCAGTTTCGAAAATGGTACGTGCTTTCTCTTGAAATTCTTCCGAAAGATCTTCACCCTGAAGAAGAGCAGTAACATCTTCTTCGATGTCATACCCTTCTTCAGAAACTTCTTCTTCTGTGACAACTTCGGTTGTTTCTTCCTCAGAAACTTCCTCTTCTGAAACAACTTCCCCTTCAACTTCCTCTTCTTCCTTCATACCTTTAGGCATAGGTTCAGCAGGTTTTGCTCCTCTATTCACAATGTCTTTGACAGTTGCGATTTTAGGTTCTGCGAGTTTAGCAGAATTATCATCTGCTTTATAGTTTTCGGGAGTGGGACCACCGAGATCTTCCCAATTGCCAGTTTGACCAGGAGTCGAAACACCGGAAGCATTACTTCCAGTTTTTGGCATTGGCTCAGATGCAGCAGCTCCTTTAGTTACTACGTTTTCCATTTCTTGTAAATTGCTACCAACGGACATTTGATTTTATTAGATTTTTTATACTAATATATTTATTTATAATTTAAAGAATTGATAAGAATTCCTTGAACAAATTTAACTTATGTTCATCGAGAATTCTTTGATCAACGAGAGTATTAATTCTCTTCTGAGTTTTCTCTGCTAGTTGTTCACGAAGAATTCCTCCTTCC